TAAATATACTGTTAAAAAATACTCGTGATTCTTCGCCAGAAGTTACCATACAAGATTTTTTACAAGATGTAGTATGCGTTATAGTTGACGAAGTACACATGGCAAAATCTGATGTTTTAAAATCACTATTATCAGGGGTGATGAGTCGAATACCTATTCGTTGGGGTTTAACTGGCACTGTGCCTAAGGAAGAATGTTACTCGCTGGCATTGAAAGTAAGTATAGGCCCAGTTATAAATCAACTGTCGGCCAGTGAATTACAAGATAAAGGTGTATTGGCACAATGTCACGTCAACATAGTACAATTGGTAGATCACTCGGATTTCAAAGATTATCAAAGCGAATTAAAATTCCTACTTGAAGAAGGAGATAGATTAAAAACCATAGCCAACTTGATATCAAAAGTCAATATAACTGGAAATACCTTGGTGTTAGTAGATCGTGTTGCTCCGGGACATGCCTTAGTAGAATTATTAGGTGACCGAGCTGTATTTGTAAGCGGGGCAACAAAAGGAACAAAAAGAGATGAAGAATACAAAGAAGTGGCAACCAGTGATGATAAAATAATCGTAGCCACCTACGGGGTAGCCGCCGTTGGAATCAACATACCGCGTATTTTTAATTTGGTTCTTATTGAGCCCGGAAAAAGTTTTGTGCGTGTTATACAGTCAATTGGGCGAGGCATTAGAAAAGCAGAAGACAAAGACCACGTAGAAATTTGGGATGTAACTTCAACTTGTAGATTTGCCAAACGTCATCTTCAAAAACGAAAAGTCTTTTATAAGGACGCAAATTATCCATTCAGTCAAGAAAAGCTTGAGTGGCGTTAACTTATATGTTATAATAATACATGAACATCTTAACCCTTGATAACGCTCCGTATGATTTAAATCATTTACCTAAAGAAGTAGATGACATGAGATTTGCTATTTTAGATAACAGCGATCCAAAAGACCCTGACTATCACTACGTGCCATTGATATTCTTAGAAAGTTTCAATGCTCCTGCTTTGGTGTTACGCATTGGTCAACACCGTGTGCGCATGCCGGTAGATTGGCAATTACTGATTGGTGAGCCAGACTTCGGGGACTTAGAAGTTATCCCACTATCTTCTCTAAATGATCGAGGGTTTAAGGCATTTCAATTTAACCCTATTACCAGTTTTCGTCCGAGTTTTTTAGACGTTGAAATATTAGATGTTTATCAAGACATTACATGGTATGCTCCTAAACTAAAAAATGGACAAATACTTTGTGTACCAGTCAGCGAAGGTGCCGACCCTGCTTGCGTTTATTTTGTCAAAGACATAAGTCGCAACTGTGAAGTTGTTGATTATTCAAAAGCATTTTAATCAAAATGAAAAATTTAATAGTATTTGCGTTAGAAAAAGAAGCACCAGGAATTTTTAAAGACTATGCTGATGTGTATGCTATTGGTGTAGGAAAAGTCAATGCGGCCATCAACACCATGCGATTGATTAATTTATACAAACCTGATAGAGTAATAAATTTTGGTACAGCAGGTGGAATTAAAGTTGGTTCTGGTATATATAGAATAAATCAAGTGCTACAGCACGATGTTAACTTAATGGCATTAGGACTAGCACCAGGTTGTCAGCTTGGTGAAGTTGCCGCAGAAATAAATCTTTCCGGAGAAGGAAAAATCTGTGCCAGCGGTGATTTGTTTGTCACAGAACCCGCCAAGTTGAGAACACCTTGTGATATTATTGAAATGGAAGCTTATAGTATAGCCAAAGCTTGTGAGATATCACAGGTTCAAGTAGAAATTTGGAAGTATATAACTGACCAAGCGGATGAAAACTCAGCAAAAGATTGGCAATCACAAGTACAAACAGGCGAAAATTATTATAGGCAAGTACTTGAGTCATTGGGCGTAGAAGCAAAAACATGAAACACCAGTATACTAGTTCAAGCGATGCCGAGGTAAAGTCAGTGGACCCAAACAAAAAGACTTTTATCAGTATTGATGCTAAAATTAAAAATCTAGAAATTCGCAACGACGAACAAAACAAAGTAATTAGAAAATTACAACGAGATGTAACACGTTTAAAAGATCAAATTAGTCAACTAGCCGAAAGAATATCACGTGAAAAAAACAGAAACAGTCAAGCCCCGAAAGATTGAAAAGCCTAAAAATCCAAAGCTAGATATTTTCAATGAGATGGCAAAGTTTGACCTCAAAGATCGTGAATTTTACAACTCGTTGACCTTAGAAGAACGCAAAGAATTCAGCAACTATCTCATGATACGATGGGGCAGTAGCGTAAAAGGCAGCGGAATGCTTCAAGAATTTTACTTGATTTCTTGTAATGAAAGACTAAACAAACACTTTTTCACCATCAGTAAACACCCACAACTACAGTGGCTATGTGCCACTACCGTGAGCCCGGACTTAGGCAAACAACAACACCAGTGGATATCTCCTAAGAAAAAAGAAGCCGTTGGTATTAAAAAACAATTGAAAGAATTATTTCCGCACATGCGTGATGATGAGATAGATGTAATGGCCGTTATTAATACAGAAAAAGATGTTAAATCTTATCTAAAAGATTTAGGCATTGATGAATGAAATACATTTGTCGTTTTTGCGATCGAGAATTTTCAAAAGAAACTACACTGGCAGTACATTTGTGCTCGCAGAAACGCCGTTATCAAGAACAAAATGAACCCGGAGTGAGAGTGGGATTTCAATCCTATTTGAAATTCTACGAAGCAACCCAAGGCTCGCCAAAAACCAAAACCTACGAAGCATTTTCCAAAAGTCCTTACTATGGAGCCTTTGTAAAATTTGGCAGATACTGTGTAGACTCACGTGTAATCAATCCAGTTAGGTTCACTGATTGGTTATTAAAACACAACAAAAAAATAGATTATTGGGCCAGTGATAAAGTATACGAAGAATTTTTGTTATTTTATTTGACAGTAGAGAAAATGGAAGATGCTTTAACTAGAGCTATTGAGTATTCTATTAAATGGGGTGAAGAAAAGTCGGCGGCACCACAAGATTTTTTAAGATACGGTAATTATAATACCGTGTTACATGCTATAGTATCCGGACGCATAAGTGCGTGGGTATTGTATAACAGTGATTCGGGTCAAGATTTTTTGTCGAAGTTAACAGACGATCAGCGAAGTATGATTTGGAAATATATCAATCCTGATATATGGTCAAAAAAAATCAAAGATGAAGTAGAAGACCGCACTGCCGCTCAGGAATTGTTAAAGAAAGCAGGTTGGTAATGGATGTAGATATTGATTTAGCAGATAGAACTCAACTGTTGGCACTTATCGACGTCACTGCGGCTCGCTTAATTCAGCAAAATCAAGTTCGTAAACACAACACCGGTGTCCACCCAACAGCAATTCCATATGACCCTGTTAATGAATGTGCGTCCATAGATTATGAAACAGCGCAAGCAAGAGGTTATTTTAAAATTGATTTGTTGAATGTATCAGTGTATCAACTGATTAAATCGCCGCAACACTACGAGGAAATGTTGTCACAAACGCCTGACTGGAAACGCTTGTGGGAAGATTCAGCTTGGGCCAAACAATTGATACACGTGGGTAATTATACCGACTTGTTAGCCAATATGCGACCAGATTCGATTCCTAGAATGGCGGCATTTATCTCTCTTATCCGCCCGGGCAAAGCGCATTTACAAAATCAACCTTGGAGCGAAGTATTTAAGACAGTATGGGATGGAGATGACAGCAAAGGTTATGTATTTAAAAAGAGCCATAGTTTAGGTTACGCAACTTTGGTTACCCTTCATATGAATCTACTGTCAGATAAATAATTTAAAGGAATTCACATGACTATACCTAAACAAATATTAGAATGGCGTAAAACGCATCCTCGCACACTAGAAGAACAAGCTCGTGCTACAAAGACGCTAGAGGAGTTGAAAGAAAGTTGGATTAACAGCCTCGATAATCTTGATAGAGCAATTAAAGAAATGAAATCGCATGAGAATAAGTGAAATATTAAACGAAGCATACGATGAAGATATACATAGTTGGTTAACAATAGTTACCGGTGTTGACATAGGATTGCTAAACTCTATCTAATATTGATAAAGTTTTTAACTTGTATAAAAATAATCCTACTATTCAAAATAGCAATCTTGCGCAAAAACAATTAGAAAATATTAAGAATGATATTTATGCTACAATGGATAATGATAAATTTTGGGTCGAAGCCGCTAAATTTGGGAATGATAAAGTTAATCAACTAGCAAGTGAAGTAGTTGAACTTGAAAATAAAATCGACAAATACTTAATCTATTTTTCGCACTAAGGTAATAGACTTGCGCTTTGATCTTTTTTTACCTATATCAGCCAAACTACAAACAGGTCCGTGAATTATTTCTAAATCTTTGTTGACAAAGGTACGCAGATAGCCTTTAAATGGTGCCCACTCGTGCTTGAGGAATATGTTAATAGGAATGGCTCGATTGCTTTCCCACCACCAAACATCAGCTAGTTCTAGAAACTTCTTTTTTTCTTCTACGTCCGCAATACTACCGAAATCGTAAATAGTAGTAATCACAGTATCGCGATTTTGTACTATACCAACGTATTCTTGAGCCGCATAAACACAAACCGTGATAAACGGGTAGTTTTCGGTAAGTTTGATTAGTATTTCTTTATTCATATTCATGCTTATTTATACACGTAAATAAATTGGTAAAATATACAACTAAATACTATCATGTATTCCACTGACTTATACCTTTATCAACAACGAACTCGAGTAGTCGTATTAGACTCAAGTGGACAACTTCAAACAGTGAGGTACCATAACGTGTATGCTAAAAAACTAACCCTAAACCTAGGAGTTGACAATGTCCTGTTGTTTTCAATTATCAACCAAGATGAAAAACCAGTAAATGTAACGGGTTCTACTTTTGTATTCAGAGTAACTGACACACAAGGTACAACGCTATTATTACAAGTGCCTATGGTGATATTAAATGCCGCTACCGGACAAATCAAAGTCACTGTACCTGCGGCAGACACGCTGGGCTTATTAGCGCAATCAGCCAGTTATTCCATATCAGTTCAAAGCGGTAATCTCAATCAAGCAGTATTTACCAATGCTCAATCAAGCGGTCGTGCTCCTATAGATTTGGTAAATTCTGTATTCCCTCAATTTACAGCAAGTCACCCATTGACAATTCCTTCGATGCAACTAAGCAGTCAACAAAGCTATGATGGCGCGAATTGGCAACACTTTCCTGGATGGAGCCAATATGGATACTGGAGCCAAGGTAACGGCGATGGACAGTGGTATTACAATTCAAGGATGAACACAGAGTATTATTCAAGCCACATTACACCAACAAATTACATAACCACCGTTCAAATGGATTTAGTTGGTTACTCAGGAACTATAAAAGCTCAATGGGCCGACACGTATCAAAGTTTTTGGTATAACGTTACTGAAAGTGAAATTTATTTAAACAAAACCGGCACCGTACATCTAAACATCATTGGTTGGCATCCTTTACTCAGACTAGTTTTCAACAACAGTATTTTTGCCACCCCTAAGCCACCAGGTATACCAGCCAATGCTTATGCTATATGCGAAAACGGAGCAATCAGCGAAATTGTAATGTTGAATGGTGGAAATGGTTACCTAGCCCCTCCTAAAATCGATATCATAGGAAATGGTAGCGGTGCTAAAGCAGAAGCAGTAATCAACGAAGAAGGTGTTGTTACTGCGATTAACGTTACCGACGGCGGTAATGGATATTGGCCCATTCCGGTAGGAGGTGCCAATCCAGAAGCATATCCGGTGCCTCCAACTTCACAAGGTGGCTACGTGGTAATCACCACTGGCACAGTTACCAATTTAATGTACCGCTAGTAC